GCGCGCTGAAGCTGCTGCTCCAACATTTCAACAACCCCATCACACCGGATACCCTCGTACGCCCTCGTGCCACCCAAACCAAACCCAAGGTCATCTCCGTGGACGAAGTCATTCGAATGATTGCGCTCACCCAAAACGTAAAGCACCGGTTGATCATCTCCTTCCTCTACTCCTGCGGCATGCGCCGCGGCGAAGGGGCGATGCGCGGCCTGATCTTCGGTCAGCTGTGGCAGGTCGAGCAGCACTGCCTCGGGCGCGCCGAACACGACGGCCTGCGAGAGCGCCGAGGGTCGCGGCGCACCGGGCGGCAGATCGTAGGCCTCGCGATCCTGGCGGGCTGCTTCGACACCTCGAGCATCGGCATCGGTGATGGAGACGAGCCGCAGCGGGACGGCGCGACCGTCATGGGCGAGTGTGACGACATCGCCCGGATCGAGCGCGAGGCGCGACGGCGGCAGTCGGAAGACCGAGCTCTCGCGGCCGGTCCACGCTTCCATCAGCGCGCGGCGGCAGCGGCGTTCGGCCTCCTCGGGCGGCACTGCCATGGGGAAGGATTCGGACGCAATCCGCGTCGTGTCGACTGTGATGCGCCGTGCCTCGACCTGGGCCGCCTCGTAATCCTCATCGGCGCGGGCCACCTGCCATTTCAGGGCCTGTGGGAGTTCGGTCTCCTGGCCGCGCGTCAGTTCGAGGACATCGCCCTCGCGAGGCGCGACGAGATCATCGGGGCTGACGCTCGCCACTGCCGCCCGGCCGCGCATGACGAAGCGGATCACCCCCTCCGTCTCCACCGCGTCGAAGCCGAAGTGGCGCGACAGCGTTGTGATCGAGGCACGCGGGCTTTCGAGCGCGCCGATGGCGTAGCCCTCGACCGCGCCCCATAGGCCGGAGACTTCGATTCGAGCTTCTGGCAGCCCTGCGCGCAAGCAGAGGTGCCGGACCAGGGCCGCCAGAGACACCGCGCCGAGCCTCCCGGTCAGCCAGTGCCCCAGCCGCCAGTTCGCACCCTCCGTCCAGACGTCGGTCAGCGCCGGGAAGCATGGGTACGGCCTCGCATCCCAGGTCCAGGCGGAGCGTGCGTGGCAAGGAATCGTGCGGCTGCCGAGGACCAAGGAGGCCTGGTGGTCCGCCGCGGCCCGCCAAAACAGATAGGGCGCCTCGAGATAGGGGCGCTGGATGGCGTCAGCGCGCCGGCCCCGCGAGGAATGCGGCACGAAGCTCTCGGACGACTTCGGATCGAAGAAAACGTTCGGCTGGTTCGTGCCCCGGTCGATGGCCGGGCAGCCGAGTTCGGTGAACCAGATCGGCTTCGACTGTGGCACCCATGCCGTCGGCGTGCCGCTCTCCACCCCACCCGGGCGGTTGTAGTGCGGGTTCGTCCACCAGGCACGGAGATCCTTGTAGCGGAATACCCACGGCTTGGCTGCCGCGCCGTCCGTGATCGCGGTCCGCACCTGTGCCGACCGATCGGCGGCGCTGGCATAGAACCAGTCGAAGCCTTCCCCGCCCGCAATGTTCCCCTGCAGGTAGGCGCGGTCGTAGATCGCGGGCCAACCCTCGGTCGCGTCGGCATGGTCGAACCCGTCGCGCCAATCCGACAGCGGCATGTAGTTGTCGATGCCAATGAAATCGATCTCCGGATCGGCCCAGAGCGGATCGAGATGGAAATATACGTCCCCCGAGCCGTCGCCCGGCTGGTGCCCGAAGTATTCTGACCAATCGGCGGCGTAGCCGATCTTTGTCCCGGTTCCGAGGATCGAGCGCACATCGGCGAGCAGATCCCGATAGGCCAGCACCGCCGGGTAGGTGCTGGCGCCCGAGCGGATCGTTGTCAGCCCCGGCATCTCGGTGCCGATCAGGAACGCATCGACCCCGCCCGCCGCCGCGCAGAGATGGGCGTAGTGCAGCACCATGCGCCGCAGGCCCCAGTCGCCGGACGGCCCGGTCCACGAAACCGACTGACCAGAGACGCTGAAGTTCGCGGGCGTCGCCGCGCCGAACAGCGCCGCGACCTGGCTTGCGGCCATAGCGGTCTTGTCCACGGTCCCCGCGTAGCCTGCCGCCGGAGAGCAGGTGATCCGCCCCCGCCAGGGGAACGCGGGCTGACCCGTAAGGGCGGCGTTATCCGAATATGGGTTCGGCAACGCGTTGTCCGGCGGCACGTCCATCAGGATGAACGGATAGAAAGTGACCCGTAGCCCGCGCGACTTCATCTCCTGGATCGCCTGCACGACAGCGAAGTCGGACGGCGTGCCGCCATAGACCGGGCGATCCTGATCATCGCGGCTGACCAGAAATGCATTCGCCCGGCTGACGCCATTCACGGACCATGTCGACGGCGTTGTGGTTTTTGCGGAGACTTCGACGCCTGGCCGGATGGTGCAGTCGCCCACCCGCAGGTCGTTCCCGAACCAGGCGACGACGAGGCTGACACTTTCCACCTTCGGCGCCATGGCCCGTAGCCGGTCCAGCGCCACTACCGTGTCGGCGGTGTCCGAGAGCGCGTTAAGGTTCTCCGGGGTCTGCGCCCCGCCGCTGCCCTTGCGGATGCCCGTGGTCGCGTAGGTGAACTCGCCCGAGGCCGGGATCATGGTGACGGCGCGGGTCAACCCCTCGGCGGTGTCGGGATCGGCGAGCGGGCGGAAGACCTCGAAGGAGAGCTGCGGCAGGCGGTTGCCGTAATTTCCCAGCGGCAGCTCCTCGAAGACGACATAGGCCGTGCCGCGATAAGCTGGTGTGTTCGCCGCGCCCATCTTCGCCGCGATGAACGGATCGGCGGTCTGGCTCTCGTCGCCCGGATACCAGCGCCAGGTGAGGCCGGCGGTGTCCAGCAGTTTGCCGTCAGCCCAGATCCGGCCAATACCGGTGACGGGTCCCTCGCAGAGCGCGACCGCGAAGCTGGCATAATAGAAGTACTCGGTGGTCTTGACCTTCCCTCCACCGCCGCCGCCCTTGCCGCCACCCTGCGTGGTGGTCTTCGTCTCCTCGCGGAAATCCGTCGCCCAGATGATGTTGGCGCCGATCCGCATGCGACCATAGAGACGCGGGATCACCGCCCCTTCGGTAGCCGAAGTGATGCGCAGATTGTCCATCCGCGCGCCTTCGATCCGCTGGGTCGGCGCAAGCGAAGAGATGATCCAGCTGTCGACAACCGATCCGATGGTGGAGCCAATGAAGCCACCGATGGTGGCGGCGCTGACGCCAAGTATCGCACCACCAATGCTGCCGCCAATGGCGGCACCTGCGGCACCAAGAACGAGGGTGGCCATGTCGGGGTCTCAGCGTTGCGGGAACAAGAAAGCGAAGGCGATACGTCGCCGCCAGGATTGCGTGAGGGATTCTTCGATGACGCCGAGCCGCTCGTAGGCGTGGAGGAAACTGTCGGGCCCGGTGAGGATCCCGACATGCTTGGCGATAGCGCGGGGCGTCATCCGGAACAGCACCAGCGCGCCGGGACCGGCCTCGGCGGGCGACACCTCGATCATCATGGCGCGCGCGCCTTCGGCCAGAACCTCGCGTGGCCCGGTCTCGCCCCAATCCCGACTGTAGGGCGGGATTGGGAACAGCTCGGGGCCGACGACCTCGCGCCAGACGCCCCGCGCCAGCCCAAGGCAGTCGCAGCCGATGCCCCTGAGGCTCGCCTGGTCGTGATACGGCGTGCCGAGCCAGGAGCGCGCAATGGTGATTACGCGCTGAGGATCAGTGTCGTTCACAGCACCGACCCCTCGTGCCCGCCGTCCTTCGTCGCATAGCGCAGGATGGTGTCTTGGCCGGGTATGTGCGGAAAGCCGCGGAAGTTGGCGGTGTTGGCGAACTTGGCGCCGCAGGTCTCGATCCGCTTGTCGCAGCCCGCCCGGATCGTGAAGGCATCGTCCTCGGCGATCGCGCGCACCGGTGCTTCGAGCAGGGTCAGCACCGCGATGCCGTCCGACACGTCATGGCCCAGCACTTCCGCGCGACGCCCCGCGTTCGCGCCGCTCGTCCATTCGACGGTGCCAAACGTGAACAAGCCGGCTTCGAAGCCGCTGAGCCCTGAGGCGGTGAAGGCCCGGTCGCGCAGCAGGTCGATCACGGTGCCCGCACCCTTGTAGGCCGGATCCTCGAGATCGACGCCGCAGCGCGCATCGCCGAGCGCGGCATCGCAGGTTGCCTGGAAGGTCCGCCCGACCGTCTGTCCAAGCACATGCGCAAGCGAGCGGACCTCGGCGACGAAGGCCAACCGCCCGCGGCGGATTTGGCCGATGGCTCCGCGTCGCATCAGCACGCGCTGGCCGGTGTCGGCCCAGTTCACGCGCCAGACCTCGACCTCGGCACTGTCCCAGCGCCCATCGAGGATGTCGGTCTCGGTGATTCGGTCCGAGGTAAGCACGCCCTCGGCGTCCTGCGCGTCGACCGACAGGTCGGAGCCCGAGCGCACCTCCGAGGCCGTCAGGCCGCTCTCGGGCTCGAAATCGGTGCCATCGAAGGTCAGCGTTCTGTCATGGTCGGCGAAGCCGAAAGTGACGCCGTCCGCCCGCGTTATCCGCCAGCACCAGGCGAGCGTCGTCGTGCCCTCGTCGAGATGGGCCTGAAGGGAGGGCGAGACCGTCTTCATCGGCGCAGTTCCAGAAGCGGAATGGAGGTGATCGAGCCGAGCCGCTCGAGGTCGAGCGTCACGTCGAGCGCGTCGGTGTCGAAGCGGACCGGCAGGTCGAAGGCGAAGCCAGCGGAGATGACGACACCTGCCGCGGGCGAGCTGTCGAAGGTCACCAGGCCGGTGGTCGTGTCGACGGTCCAGCCGCCGAGCTGCTCCGCGCCATCGAGGGCGACGCTCACTGTGCCGGCGACCGGCTTGGTGATCGTGCGGGTCCAGGATTGCGCGCCCGAGGCGTAGCGCTTCACCAGCTGGAAGGCGGTCGTCGCGCCGTCGCCGGTGCCGATCGGCTGGTCGTTGGGCGCCGGCGTGCCCGACGGTAGGCAGGACTTGTGGTCGCCCCAATCCTTGAACCGGAAGCCGTGGAGCCGCCCGTTGCGCGCCTCGAAGAAGGCGACGACCGCCGCCAGATCGTCCGCGCGACGGATGCCGTAGGCGACATCGTAGCGCCGTCGGGAATTGGCCCAGCTGGCATTGCGCTCCTCAGCGCCGGAGGCGAGTTCGACGATCTGGGTGCGCCGCTCCGGCCCGCCGCGTGCGCCGCGACTGATGTTGTCGGGAAACCGGACCTCGTGGAATGCCATCACATGCCCCTCCGCCCGAGGGACACGGCGC